AATTAGAATTTTAAGAAAAGAATACATAGATGAAATTCAGAAAGAATTAGAAGAGATAATACAATATAAACCAGGATCTGCACAATATCAAGGTAAGTATCTAAAAATGGTTGACGATATTAGAATAAACCTATAAAAAAAGGGGTCCTAATGACCCCTCAGAATATTATAATATGTTGCTATCACTAGAAGGGTGAGGCACACCCTTTCATAGGTCCATCTCATCCCTCAGCAAGTTTCTGGAAGTAAGACAGAGTATCATCCTCATCTGAGGAAGGTGTGATATCAGAACTATTGAAGTCACGACCTTCACTCAAGGAGTCAAGTTCATTCTTCATGGACTGAGGCATTGGAGTAGCCTTGCTTTTACGATAAGACTGCTCAAGTTCGTCCATCACCGATTCCTCAGTAGTAGGAGTGGGAGCACTGAAAGATTCATAGCGATCTTCTTGCTCACGAATATTTTCGCGGGCAGACTTCTTACCAAGAACCATGTTCAAACGCTTTTCAAGTTCTTCATAAGTTTTGAACTTATCTGCAGCAACCAGTTCTGCGAGAGGATACTGCTTGCGCCAGATTGCTTCCATTGCATCATCATCCTTCAAAAGAGGACCAGGTGCAGCAAACTCAGAAGAATCATAGTTCCAGTATCCTGCAACCTTCTTCAGTTTCAGTTTGAAGTTAGCACCACCCCAGAAATCAAAGGGGTTGATTGCCTCTTCATCTTCAAACTCAGGTTGCATTGCTTCCATGACCTTATCAAAGATCTTCTTACCAAACTTATAGAGGAAGACTTTACCTTCGTTATGAGGATTAGCAGGATCCTTCACAACATAAATGTTAGAATAATAAGAGAGTTTACGCTTCTGCTTGCGGACAGTATCCTTATCGGCATCGATACCACTGTTCCACAGCTCACGATTGTGCTCAGAGACGGGATCCTTACCACCAATAGTGGTCAAGGAGTTCTCAATGTACCAACCACCAGGACCTTGGAAGGCATGGGAGTACATCTTTGCCCAAGGGAGATCTTCTCCATCAGGGGCAGGGAGGAAACGGATGACTGCAAAACCGTTACCAGTTTTGTCCATCTCGGGTTTCCATAGGCGTTCATCAGTATTAGAACCGCCTGTATTGTTTTGCTTCTCTACTTCTTTGACCAGTTTCTGAGTCAGAGAACCGAGAGAGGATTGTTTCTTAAGATCTGAAAAAGACATAGGATTCGTTGGATTGTTTGGATTTGGCCTGTTGAGCACCTATGCATTATAGGGCACTCTCTATTTATCGTCAAGGAAGATATCTATCGAAATTTGGTGTGACCCTGAACACAATAGAACTGCGATATACATACGGGTGTGTGGGTGCAAGACCCCTGTGAGGATGAATCGAGGGAATAACAAGAACTCTTCCAGGAACATATTCATGCTCTTCTATGACCTGGGCATTATTATCATATTTTTCCAATAATTGAAAAGCAGCTGTACCCCATTCTTTTTTCCATTCTGGATTAGTCATCACAAGAATGGTAAACTCATCATTATATTCAGAATCAGCATGACACGTTCCATCAATGCCATATGGTTGTAAATTTACAGAAATATTTTGCAAATACAATCTTTCTCCTATAGCATTTTCAATAATGTTATACATTTTCATGCATGAATGAAAATTTTGAAGATCTATGTCTTGAATATCATTAACATTTCTCCTTGAAAATACTAGTTTTCCAAGTAAACGGTGAGATCCTGAATTTCCATATGGTTGAGTTTTTCTATTTGCTATATTTGTAATATTAAATCCCATGGGAGATAGAGTATCATCAAAAAACTCATGCAAATACCTTACATCAAAGACATTATCATAAACATCACAAATCATTGCCCTGCCTCAATTTTTTGTCTCATTGTTTTTAGTAATTTTACCATATTACGGAACAAAATATTCATATCCTCTTTTGGATCTAAACCCATCATAACAGCTGAGTCAAGTATTCGCTTTTTCATCTCTTTTGCTTCAGGATCATCAGAGAGACATAATCTTGAGTATAAAACTGTCTGTTTCTCAAGAAGATCCTCCATGTATCCAATGTGCTCTATTTTTTCTTCCATGTCCATATTAGGAAAAGCAAACATGGATCCATAAATTTTCTCTTGCAAGTTTGAAATGTCCTTCAGTTCTTCTTGAACTATTTCAGAATTAAAGAAACTCATAACACTATCTCCCTCAGAGATTTTTTGTAAGCAAATATGTCTATATTTAGAAATGATGAATATTTTTTTATCTTCTTACTAACTACTTCCCATACAGGATCCTGAATATCTCCATCAAAATCTTTTACAAATCCAAATATCTTATCAAGTATTGATAAAGTTTCTATCGATATTTTACCAGAAAGATACTTTTTTAGGATAATTGGATGTCCCCGTGTTCTTTCAAATATAACATTTAACTCTTTATCTGCAAGAATATCTTTCATCTCACTTTTAAAGTTGTACGTTAATGATTGATTTCTCTTTTTCCAATCAATATAATTTTTCTCCCCCTCTTTCATTAACTGCCCAATCCACAGTGTGGAAGGATCGCTGACGCTAACAAAGTTGGATACAAAAAAGTCAATGATTTCTTCTTTTGTTTTCTGACGAGACAGTTTCTCAAAAAAATATCTGTCTTTTCTTTTATAAAACGATTGCACAGAAGCTCTGCTCTTTCCACAGTATTTGTGAAAGTCGTATTTATCTTTCGTGAAGTGATTCTTCAACGAAAGGTACATTTTATAGCACTCAAATGGATTCATTATGAAAAACCCCTCAGGTCGAAATTTTGCCGGGGTTTTTTTCGCCCGATTTTTGAATTAAAAGATCAATTTCGCTCTAGAAGTGCGCTTCAAAAAGTTTAACTCCATTGCTTCATACTTTAACTTCTCTTTGAGAGGTTTAGTAATTAACTTGGGCACGGATTCAAGTTCAATAGAATTCTCTTCACAGAAATGAATGATCGCATCAATATACGACATGTTTTCTTTCTGAACGAGGTTTTCTATCTCTTGAACGAACTTTGCTGGACAGAAAAACTTTTTTTCAAACGCTTTTTCTAACTCGTTTGTAATCTCATTTTTCATATGCTTTGAGTCGATGAGTAACAAACTCTCTAATATATTCATCGAGTAGTTTGATGTACTTTGCTTTATCGTATTCTTCATAGACGACACATTCTCCATTTTCACAAGACATTAAAATAACAAATTTTTTAACGACGATACCAGTCAATTCAAATAACATACACGCATAAGCACAGCACTGAACAAAATAATGCTCAATCCAGTCCCTTGGTTTAGGTTTTTTGGATGTCTTAAAATCAATGATTGCAAGTTCGCCGTTATACTCTGCTATACAATCTACTGTTCCAGCGATACCTAACTGCTTGCTATACATTGATCCTTCAAGACTATGTATATTATCAATCTTTGCAAGTTCTGGTTTAGCAAGTTTAAATAAGATATCAGACAGTGGTTGAACTTGTGGGAGTTCTTCATTGTAGAGATATTTTTCTACAAGAGTGTGCATGTCCGTACCACGACTAGTAGCCTTTCTTGTAATACGATCTGCTTCTTCATTACCGACTCTCTTGCGCCAGTTCTCAAAGATCTTACGATTATGATGACTGGTAATAGAAGTAATGGAGACCAACTTCAGAAGGTCTCCATCTTCGGGAACTTTATAGAAACGAACTCCATCAATATTCTCCCGCTGAAGTTTAGGGAGATCAATATCTACATGATTAAACATAATTTATCAAAGTCTGAGTTCGTTTTTAGCTACTAAGTACTCTTTACAAAGTCCAGATCTAACAATATCTTCAAGACCAAATTCAATAATATCAAATGAAGGCATTGCTCTAAGAATAGACATGAAATCTACGATTCCATTTCTTTCATTTGTTTTTGTTAGATCAGTTTGTGTTGCATCACCACAGAATGCAATTCGAGTATTCTCACCAACTCTTGTAATTATACTATCGAGTTCATGAAAATTCAAGTTTTGGAATTCATCAACGATAACAATAGCGTTATCTAATGTTGTTCCTCTGAGGAAAGAAGTGGACCAGAAACTAATAGTTCCTTGAGTCTTAAGATTACCATACAGCATTTCAAAGTCTGCATCTGTAGGCATCTCAAACATATACTTTACCATATTCTTATATGGAATCTGATAAAGAGATGATTTATCTTCATGGTCTCCAGGAAGGAAACCAATTTCACGGGTTGCAACTAGAGAACGAACGATATAAATCTTTTGATATGGAGAGTTTTCATCTAGTACATCCCGAATAGCATTGTATAATGTAATAAATGTTTTACCCGTACCAGCAGCACCATATGCAACTATTTGTTTATCATCTGCATATGAATCGAATAACCTCTGCTGATTATCTGTTAAAGGTTCTATATCGATCAAGAAATCGTTGTTAATCGGTTTCTTGCGCTTCATTTGTTTTGTAGTCAATCCAACTCCAATGGGTTGGTCTCCATTGTTCTTTCTCTTTTTAGGCATAAGCTTTAGATAGGTTTGACGTAGGATCCAGGGGCTTCCGATGCCTTCTTAAGCACATCATTCCATCCAGGATTTTTATTGACGAGTTTATCTTTCCACTCGCCAACCTCACCCACACCAGGCATGGTTGACGGGTCAGAGTAATCTCTCGTCCATTCGGGATTGTCTTCTCTCCACTGATCCCAGTCATGAATGCTCATCTTCACTTCTTTTTGCTCACCAGTTTTGGTATTTACAACAGGATATGTAGCCATAATTTAAAGCACCGGACAATTGTATTTATCAACCGCGTTGATCACACGTTCTCTTATTTCTTCTTTCCAATAAGATGGACCAAGATACATTGATTTAGGTCTCATATTAAAATCTCTTTTTGATAATGTCTTAAGATACCATATTGCACCACCATAAGAATGACCAGCATCATCACATATAGGATCAGCAAAGAAGTTATAATCAGGATACTTAGAGGAAAGCAATTCATTAATCATCACATTATGGAACACTCCTCCTGTCAGAACAATATTCTTACAATCATTCATTTCCATTGCTTTCTCTACGACACAAATGACTTTCTCTTCTAAATCTTTTTGTATTCTATAAGCCATATCAGCTCTTTGTTGAAATGAAGGATCATATTCTTTATCATACTTTTTCAATTGAGGGTAAAGATTTGGGTTCAACAAAATAGAATTAGACACAACATCTGAAACTTCTTTCAATTCATTATCTTTATGAATGAAAGATGGTATTTCATCATTTGGTTTCCCGTAGCAAGAAAGACCCATTGTTTTTCCGACATCTTCTTGATGAAATCCAAGAAAGCAAGTTACCGATTCATAACAAACTGGAACGGACATAGGCTGTACAAGATGAATTTCCGTATCTTCACATCCTGGTATGGTTCTATACCAGTCTCTATAGTCTTCTTCAACCCATTCTAAAGAGGAATAATTTCCTTCTAAATTTACATTTCTTGTCCAGTCAGATGAAATTTCCTTATATAAAAGTTCCCATTCATCAAAATGTTCTCCCGATTTAAAGATTGAAACATGTTCATATACTCTCACTCCAAACCTTAGTTCATTATTCTCAGAACCATAGCAATGAACTGCATGTTCTGCAGATACAATTTCTCTTGCTGCACCAACCCATCCCCAACCATCCATAACAATTGTAGTAGCTTCTTTGAATGGTGATAAATGATATCCACATGATGCATGATTAATGTGATGAGAAGATCCATACAGGTACTTCCAGGTTTGATCGAAGTCCATTGGATCAACCCAATCTTTCACTTCAAAATTTTCTTTTTCTAGTTGCTTCAAAAATCCATCTCGTTCTTCAGAATTTAGATTCAAAAATACAACCAAGCATAGAGTATTAGTATACTTTTTTATCTCCTGTATAGCGTGAAAAGGATACTTACAATCTCTTTTTAGACGACTTACTCTTTCTTCTTTTATAAAGAAAACTACTTGCTGATCTCTCATCAAACAAATACTACCACCATGACCAGCAGTACTGATTCCCAATACCCAAGTGCAATCACCATATCTTACACTATCATCAATCACATCTTCCTGATTCATTAAATTCCATTCTTGATCAGAAATCATTAAATCTTTAATTTCTTGGTCTATCATAGTTGATCACCCTCCTTTATGTACCCCTCTTGTCCCCAAGGTTTTCTAAACATTTGTACACCATCACGCTTTACATAATCTTCGATGGATGTCCTCAATTCATCCTTAGAATATTGTTTACCTAGGTAACAACTTTGACCGCTATTATCTGGAAGAGTCATTCTTTGCTGATACCAGTCTATAGCAAACCCCAAAGATTGACCAGCATCATAAGGAATAGGATCAACAAAGAATTTCATATGTGGAAATTTCTCTGCAAGAACACTGTTACCAACAACGTTTAAAGCACACCCCCCACTCAAAACTATATTCTTACATTTATAGTTTTCATCTATAAATTTAACTCTTTCTATGAATACTTTTTCTAAGGCTTTCTGAATAGAGAAAGACAAGTTTGCCTTCTTTTGAATTGAATCATTGACTGTCTTTAACACAGGGTAACAGTCTTCATTTAAAATTCTACTTTGAGAAAACAAATTCTTGTTACATAATATAGAATCTTCGTTAATAAACATAGGTGGTAACGAATCATCTTCTTTTCCATAAGAAGAAAGTCCCATCGTCTTACCACACTCTAGTTCACTGTACCCAAGAAATGCAGTAACAACACCATACATAACTCCAATATCAATATGTTCTGTGACTTCTATATTCTTTTTCTGAGAGAAAAACTTTTTAACAGTTTTGTAAGGAGTAGGATCATTCCTCACTTTCCCCAGAGCTTGTCTTTCCATAAGCTCTTTGAGTCCATCTGTTCTTATAGGGTCATACATTGCATATTTTTTCAACAAACTAAGTCCACCACCCTTCTTTGTATGAAAAATAGATGTTGATTCATCGGCAACAATATCATCAAACCCAGAAAGATGAGCAGTACCTTCAAGAGAATAATTACAAGAAGCACTAGACCCCCATCCATCTAAAACTAAACATATAGCTTCATCAAACGGAGAAAAATAAAATCCACAAGCAGCATGGTAATTATGATGAAAATGAGAAATTTCTACAATTGAATTTAGATACCAGTTTCCAGATCTATCTTTTATTCTATACTTTCTAAGGTCATCTAATATTTGTGATCTCCATTCTTCCATATCTATGTTACACATCAGTATTTTATCTAATGTATACGTGTAATCTGAAATTTTAGAAAGACATTTTAAAGGTAATTGAGAATCATGCTTTTGTCTACTAATTCTTTCTTCATTTAAGAATAGAACTATTTCTCCATGATGTAACAATGTTATGTTAGCATCATGCCCAGCGACACTAATAGCCAATACCCATTCATAATCAGTCATCACAATCATCCTCTACTAACATCTCAATTTCAGGAAAGTAAACATATGAAATTGCTGAATTTTTTAGAGTATGTAAAGCATCCTCTGGAGTTTCTACCATGGGTTCTCCAGCTAGATTAAATGACGTGTTAAGTAGTAAAGGAACCCCAGTGCGAATATAAAATTCAGAAATTAATTTATGATAATGTGGATTATCAATTCTCTTAACTGTTTGAATTCTACATGTATTATCTACATGAGTTACTGCAGGAATTTCTTTTATCTTATCTTCTTTAACTTTTAAAGAATAACTCATGTATGGAGATTCACCCACGTACTCAGTATGAAACCATTCACTTGCATACTCATTCAAAACACTACCAGCAAAAGGTCTAAACTCCTCTCTCCTTTTAATTATGTTTACAATATCTTTTCCGTTTTTATTCCTTGGATCAAAGAGGAGAGATCTATTTCCTAATGCTCTAGCTCCTGCTTCAGAACGTCCTTGGAATATAGCAACTACCTTTTGTTCAAGTATTTTATCGATTACATCACCGTAAGTTACATTGTTTAGGATTTTCATAAGTCAAGACAAATATAAAGAGGTCAGTGGATTTTTTTCTGTTGATTTAGTTAGTTTATAATAAAGCCATTTTGCTGCACCTAAGGCAGTACCAGCATCATAGCACACTGGATCAACATACAAGTTAATCTCAGGAATGTCTAAGTATTGATAGTTATTTAAACAATTAAGAGCATATCCTCCACTTAAAACAACATTCTTACATCCAGAAATTTCAACTGCTTTGGTAATTAATCTCTTGGTATGCTTAAGAGATTCTTCTTGAAGTTTATTTGCAATATCAGCTTTTATCTCAAAGTCAAATTGAGTCCAAGATGTTCTCCCAAATGGATACCTATCCTCTTTACTAAGATTATCATGCAATTCTTTAGTGGTTATCCAAACTCCATTCATTTCTCTAAACCACTCAATCTTTCTCCACCATCTAGGATCTTCCTCTGGAAATAATGAATACCATTCATATTCTTCATCCAAACAGTAAGAAGACAATCCCATTACTTTACCGGCGTCATCTCCATCACGCCATCCCAAATCACGTCCAAATAAATTAAATAAACAACCATTACTCATAGTATGAGAGACAACATTGTCTCCATACTTTTCACAAAAAATATCATCACTCCGTACATCTCCCTCAAGGATACCACCCTCGGTCCAACCATAGTGTTTCCAAAGAGGTTGAGCTCCAGATTTATAATCTACTTTAAATATAGTTTCTAATTCTCTAAAACAATTTCTAGAATTATATCCTAAAAGATCTACAACGTCTTTTCCATTTTCATAAACAGATCCACCACCATCTAAGACAAGAGCAACTGCTTCATCAAATTCAGATCCATAAAAACCACTACAAGCATGATATATGTGATGATTTTCTTTTTGAAAAACAATTTCATCCCAGGTAATACCTTTGCTTTTCATTGATCTTATATAATTTTCAATGATTAGATCATCATAGTCGCCATGATCCTTAATGTAATGATTTCTATCAAAAGAACTAAAAATAATATAATCTAAATGAGTTGTGTGCTTAAAAAGTTCTTCAGCAAAATGAATTTCATACTCACCATCCAGCAACAGATCCATATCATTCTGTCCTGGACAGTAACCTTTAATTCTATTGACTCTTTCATCTTCTAACAAAAATTTAATTTCATTATCTACCAATAGACAAGATGATGCGTGATGAGAGATGTTAATTCCTAATATTTTCATTTTCTTATGCGTTGGGTGAAACGAGAATTTTACCTTCTTCAGGTAAATATAGATACTCTATGAAGTCATCGGATTTTAAAGCGTTTATTGCGTCATCAATTGTATGAACTAAAGGTTCTCCTGCTCTATTAAATGATGTATTACCCAA